ATCAAAAAACTGGAATTTAAGCTTTACCGTTTCCATCAACTAGTCTCCTTAGTTCGAGGCGTCAGGATAGCTAGTCCAGTCTTGTGCATCCATTACGAGGTATGAGCTGATCGAACCAGCTGTCGTTTCCGCTACCGCAGTAACGACGTGGATACCAAGGTAACGCTCCATCGACGGAGCCCCCGCCGGTATTGGCAAGATCAGCTTAAGGCCGACAACCAGTTCCGTCAGCGAGAATGCGCCAGTCTTAACGTGCACAGTTTCAGTACCGTTTACAGTTATAGCCGCAGCTTCATCTGACACAAGAGAAAACGCAACAGTCGAAGCGCCCCCCGAAAGGAAAGCAGTTGTAACTTCAATCACCCACTTCAGGTTAGCATTTGAGTACAGTTGCCGTCCATCAGTGTCCAGATCAATAACGTCACCTTCCAATACTGTGGCTATGCCATTATCAACAGCCAACGCAGAAGCAAAGACTAGATTTTTGTCCATTATCATAACATCACCTCCTTACGTGACTCTTACTTCATCAGCGGACAGTGCGTCCACTCGACGAAGTGGGATTTCGTTGAACACAACAGACTTATGCCCACCAACATTGACATACTCCAGCGTTGAATGACTTGTCTCGGCTGCAAGTTGTTGGCGGAAGCGCTGGCGTATGAAGCGCGACATGTAGAAGGCAGGCCGACCAATACCCATAGGCGGTACCCGTTCCATTGCTTCAAACATCAGCTTAGGCAGGTTGGGACCTGAAGCCGCATCAGCCAACGTATCCGACTTGTCGATATTGCAAATGCGGACTACGTAGCGCCAATCACGGACCGTAAGCCCTGCGTCCATACGGAAGTGCATACGATACGCCTCCATACGGCCACCAGAACCATCAGCATCCTCAATCGTCTGCTGACCCTTATCGGTCACCTGCATTCCGGCAGTTGAACCTTTCGGGATGATACCGTGTGCGGTATTTGGCCCCCAAACTACAAGCCAGATTGAGGCGTTATCAGAACCTGTTCCACTTGCATCAATGATATTATCTGCGTTTTCGGCAGACAGATCATTGTAGCGTGTGGAGAAGCCGTCAAAACGCTCAGGATTGACATTGGTATCACCGTAGAACAACGTAGAGACAAGCTCCTGGCTTATCCCCTCAATTGTCGCAACCGCTTCAGAGAGACGGAACTCATTCGTATTTCCGTTCAAATCAGCAAGTGCTTTGTCGACCTCGTTGTAGGCCTCCAGCATCCCAACCGTATCCGTAACTTGGACACGTTGTGATTTGTTTGGCTGTACGCCGCCGTAGAGGCGCCGCCAGGTGGGGGTTGGCAGGCCGGAACGGATTACCGATCGGTGGCCTGTAGGAAGATTGCCTTCAACGAAAGTCCAGTCAGCCATGACTTCGTTCGTCTCGTGCAAAATCTCCACGACTGTTGCCACGGAGCCATCGGGATCGAGGGCCTGAGCAAAGTCAAGGAGAGTCGGATTTGTAGCGGCTAAAGTTGCCATTTTCTACTCCTAGATTACAGTTCCCCCAAACAGTTTATCTGCTCGGGACTTTGCTACCGGAGTTTGAGATCCTTGTACAGGTCTGCCTTCGCCCGGTACTGCATTCGCAATGTTGTTCAGGAACCGCACCATAGAAAGAGTATTGCCTGCGCCCGTAACTTTGAAAACTTCCTTAAGGGCTTCAGCTTCCTCGGTGCCTCCTGCGTACAAATCGACTACAGTTAGCGCTTTTGCTAGAGAGGCATCTTGGTTGTCGCCGCCATATGTTAGGTCAGCGGCAACCTCAGCCCTCCAAGCATCTTGTACTGCGTTCCATTCAGTCACAATGGCTTCTTCAGCCGAGGCCTGTTGGGCCGCAAGTAATTCCAATGAGCCTTTAATAATGTCTCCACGATTACCGGCTCCGTTTATCATATCAACAAACTCAGTAAGGGAGTCTGTGTTTGGCTCAAATCCCTCGGGAATGAGGCCGTTTACCGTTTCTGCCGTAATAGCTTCGGCACCGAATGTGGACGTAGGCGGAGTATCGCCGAGAAGCGACTTTGGCTCTGCCGGCTCTGCTGCCGTTGGCGGAGAATCAGCTGGCGTTGTGGCTGGCTCCGTCGTCGCCGGCGTAGGCTCCGGGTTCGGACTCGGCGTCGGATTGGGTTCGGCCGAAGGCTGTGGATCTGGATTTTCTGACATTCTGGTTCTCCTTCATCATGACTAAAAAAGCGTCAGGGTCAATTTCGGTTATTTGAGCAAGCAGGCGTTGACCAGCACTCTGCACACCACAGTTGAAAGACATGTCGAGCGCGTTCCGCTCGAAGGGGTTTACGAAAGCTTTACACTCTTCGAGAAAGAGCCAAAGGAAGCGTCTGCCGTCTGCATTTCCTGTAAGCAGGGAAAGGCCGGCTTCGACTGCATTCTTGTCCTCTTTCGCATATTTCTTTTGTAGGTTTCGGACCTTACGTTCATTTGACGACATTATATAGTGTACCCCGCGTTAAGACAAGAGCCATATTTTAGCCTCCGATAAGCTCCTGCAAGGCGTTTCGCCCGCCGCCGACATCGGCCTGGGACAGGTTTCGCGCAGCATCGGTGAGATCTTTACCGACCAGTGCAGCCTGTTGCGCCTCAATTTGTTCCTTCTCGGCCTCAAGTTCCGCCGCCACATCTGCCCGGCTCCGCAGGTTCTTCGCCGGAATGTTAAGGCGGCTGGCGTAGTCTCGGACAAGTTCATTAAAGTCAGGGATGCGCGCCACATTCGGTGCAATAGCGGAAAGCTCGCCAATAAGCTGCATAAAGCGTTCGATCGAGCCGGTGTTGGCCGCACGCTGGGCATCGGCAAGAACAGAGACGTACTGGATTTGAATGGTGTTGGTGTCTAGGCCTGGAGGCGGATCAGGGAAATTGCCGCGCCGGAGCATTATATTAAACGTGCGGCGGATAACCAGATCAAGATCCTCGCTGTGAAAGCGCTCCAGTACGCCACCAAGAATAAGCATGTCCTCTGACTTGCGCTCATAGACCTCGGCGGCACTTCGAACAGTCTCCAGTTCCGAAATATTGCGGAATAGGTTGTTGTAGTATATCTCCTTTATTCGAAGCTGGAGCGCCCTCACACCTTGTGTCATTTCTCCGACTGGCGGATTGACTGTGTAAATTGCCTTCGCGCCGAAAGAGCTGCCGGGGACAAAACTCACACCGCCTGGAAGAAGGGCATCAGGCTGAGCACGAAGCATCACATCCGCAACAACAGGCGGCCGGATCATTTTATCCATGCTCTGAGCTTTTTGCAGCGTCTCCTTCTGGAGCTGCTTGATGTCGGGTAGGGCGTCCATAGTTGGCGATGTGCCGTAGGTGCTGTTGCCCTGCAGATCCCATCGCGGCGCTATGATAGGACTTTCACGGTAGCCTTTAAGCTCAAGCAGTTCTCCGGGAGCAGCGTTGCCATCTTCCCAATAGAACTCACGGTGAGAGAAAATGTTTAAGATGCTTGAAGCATCACCCTGAGTGTTTGGCTCAATCAGGTGTGTGATTGAAACGGTTTCAAGAAGTCCACTGCCGCCGACGCTGTATTTCATCCGCGTTCGCTCTGAGACATTTTGGATACCGAATTGTCCAACGACCTGCTGAACTTCCATCTGAAATTCGCGGGCCATGCCGACAATTATACGGCGGTCGTCCTGGAAAAGGCGATACTCGCCCATAGGCGAATTGTAGAACCGAATGACATCCTCAAAGTCGTCGTAGAGGAGCATCGCGCCGGTTCCGAAGCTGCAAAGCTCGAGGTAGATTACGCCCTGAGAGCTATAGTAGTTTGACTCTGAGAGAATAATTTCCATCCGACGCTTGGCCTCCTCAAGCCAGACGATATACTCGCGCGGGTAGCTGTCGTTATCTTCAGGAAATTCGTACAGGCGGAGGCGGAACCAAGGCCGGGATGGAGAGGTAATGCCGTTCATCAGCCCGTGCGCAAGCGTCCGCGCCGCAATCGTCCCCGTAGCATCAAGAATATACTTATTCGTCGGCGGCACTTTCATCGCAGGCTGAGTTATACTATTACCCTGCCGGACTAGCCACTCATACTTTCGCGGAAGGAGATATTTTGCAATCTCTTGAAAATGGGGCCGCCAAAGATCAAAGTCCTCACCCAGCTTCTTAACGAAAGCCTGTTTAAGTTTGAAGGTGGCGGGATCAAGTTTAACTGGCATTAGTCTGTACCGCCGATCAGTGTCCGCTTCTGTATCCGCTCACGGCGCTTGAGGCCGACACTTGAAGTAAGGACGGAAGGCGGCAACAATAAGCTGGGTGAGAATCTTGATGCGATGCGGCCTGAAGCCAACGAGGGCGGCGTCGGCGGCAGCGGGGCTGGAGCTACTTTTCTATTCATCCTTGCATATACTCCTCACTTAGGTGATCATAGGTAGTCAGAAACTTTGGTCGAAATGCGGTTGGGTGGATGACTATGGGAAAGGCAAAGGTGCAAGCAAGAGCGTCGGTGAAGTCGGGTGAAGGGAGACCCCGCGCTTTCATAAGGGATTTTGACTCAAGGGTGATTTGTTCTTTGGCGTTAAGGGTGTAAGTAGCGCCCGTCATCTCGTCAATCATAAGGCGACCAGCTATCTGGGCCGGAATGGAGCCCGTTGCAAGAAACTCACGTAGGCCCCCATATATCTCAGCCCTCTTATTCATATACTTCACAGCCGGATCGTTATTTACACCGTCAGGGCGGGAACCAAAGTCTACCTCAAAGACATTTAGACCCAAGGCGCGGCAGCCGTCTACAACGCCTCCGCCCACTCCGCCGCCATCAATAAACACCATAGCAGCGTTGTGTGAGTTATAGGCAGCCACAACACGTTGGATGGTATAATCAATACCCATTTTCTGATAGAACTCGACCGGAAGGCTGGCGGCATCGCGGCCCTGTCGCGGCCAGATTACAGTTATATCATCCCCAAAGCGCGCAACATCGACCCCAAGAACGACTGGGGCATGATTTTGGTCAACGATTTCACGGTCGATTGCATCGGATACGAGCTGGCGCGGGATAAAGCTGCTGGCATCGGTGCGTGGAAACTTCCCGAGCACCCGGACGCGGACAAAATCACTATCGAGGCCAAAGTCGTCAATCCACTTCTGGAGCTGTGTTTTGTTTGTCCTCTTAACCTCGCGGGAATCGACTTCGCGCGTCGTCCAGCGGTGGGCAAATCGGCCACTGTCGAAGCTGTCGCGGAAACGCCCGGTGTTCTTCGTAGGGTTGCCAAAGGTGAACCACATGATCTCAGTGTTGATGTCAGTAAGCGCGCCCTCAGTCGTCTCGAAGATAATATCCGGTATTGCGGAGGCCTCGTCGAATACGATAATAAGTCTCTTACCTGCGTTGTGCAGCCCGGCAAACGCCTCCGTATTCCGCTCCGACCACGTAACTATGTCGATGCGCCACTCGCGGGCGCTGGCCTCGTCCTTCGCAAAAAGCGCCGTCGCTGTGCATTTGAAAAGGTCGTGAGCGATGAAAAGTCTGTACCACTTCGCAATCTCAACCCAGGTCTTGGTCTTAAGCTGGTTTTCGGTATTTGCAGTGACTACGCCGCGCGTGCCCCGAAAGGTTGAAAAGGCCCACCAGATAAGCCACGCGACGAGGGCGGACTTGCCAACTCCGTGTCCAGAGGTGACTGCGATAAGAATTGCTTCGTTAGTGTTAATTATCCTATCGCGGACAAGTTTAAGCATCCACTCCTGCCACTCATCCGGCCCGGTTTCTTTAACTAGCTCAGTCCCCTCCTCGCCCCACGGAAAGGCCCACATGACAAACGCATATGGGTCGTAGGCAAAGGTGCCTAACTCGTCAATCATCTCCTGTTCGATGGTGGTGGCGCTATCGAGCATTATGATCTACATGCGGGTCAATTGCCATATCACTTCTTCCTTTTAAGTATCGGCTTACGCTTCTTCTGCGTCTTTCGAGTTGCCGCCGTTTTTTTGAACAGCTTTGCCGCTTTGTGTTGATGTAGTGCCATTCAGGTAAAAGTCCGGTACTTTGTGCTCTTAAAAAGGTTATCTGCGCGACTTTCTTTGCGTTCCACCGGAGTCCCAAACAGGACCCGCTCGGCTTCCCGGCGGCGGACCAGGCCCGGCACATGCTTGTCGCCCACGAGGTGCCATGACCGCATATTCTTGGAAGCGGAGGTGGTGTTACCCTTGTTGAATTCGCGCAGAACGGTCGAATTAGAAAAGCCCGACACATACTCTGGCTTGGCTTCTCCCTTCTTACCCTGGCCAATGCCGATGTTGTAGGTAAATACCACGAAGGCCCCGAACTGGTTTTCGTTGATTGGCGCTTTGATTTTGGACCGGATTTGATCTGCAACTTTTTCCACGGTTCTTTGCAGATACATATCAGCGTCTTCTCTTGAGATCCTCATGCCTTCGACCGGAGTTATACCAACCCCCGCGCGCGCCGTGGTGCCCCAGCCAATTGTCCAGACGCCGCCAAGCTTATCCCAGTAAGCCAACGGGCTGAATTTCTCAAATTCCTTGATCAGATCAATTGCGGCTTTATTTACAGGCATACGCTCCAAACGCCGCTCCCATTCCTGGCGTGGCTTGGCCGGCGGTATAAGCGATTTGGTCGGCCTCCCTTCATTATCAAACATTCCGCGCATTGCCTTATTACGTTCCATCTTCAGCCTCCGGTGTTATGTCTATCGCCTCAACCATCCTCGCCTCGAGCGCCCGCTTCCGCGCCGCCTCCACCCGCTCGCCCAAATCATGAGTTACGTGGATGTCAGTCTTCGAACTTGGCCCCATGCCGGTTCGATCGAGGGCTACAACCATAAGCTCTCTCAGCTCCTTGTTCGTAAACTTGTCCGGCGCCAGCTCAAGTCTGTCCTCAATCTCGCGCGCGGCCTCGCGGCTTATCCCCGCGATCTGCTCATGGCGATTGAAATAGACCTCATCAGTCCGATCGCGGTAAAACCCTACCAGTTCGCGAAATGTGGGATCGCCCTGCAGGACGCTGACTCTCGAAGGCTCGTAGCCCATAATTATCCCCGCCTCGCCCGAAGCGGTTCCTGTAGCCAGTAGCCTTGCTAAGCCGTGATGTCGGTCGCTGAGGCGCTTAATCGGTATCGCCGCCGTCTCGCGCCCAACCGACAGTAGGGCGAGATCAGCCGCCTGCAGGGGTCGAACGACTTCGGCCTCGAGGTCAATCGCGCGCCGCCCCGGCCCAGCCAAGGCCGCAATGTCAAGCTCGAGACCCAAATCGCCCATACTCGCACCTTACACGCGAGCGCGCGCGGGCGCAAGGAAAATCGCGCCCCGCCCATACTTTCGGCTCACCAAAGCAAAGAAAAAGGCAAAGCGAAGAAACATGAGTGAAAAGGCTGGGTAAGCTTAAAAATCGCATTTATTTAGCGAGGTGGTCCCTCCCAACCGGGGAGGGGGTACACCAGCGAAAGGGCCTTGTCAAATCACGAATTGTTACTGGGTGAAAGAATTTGTGATTTTACCCACATATTGTGGGTAAGACTCGAAAGCCTACTAGATGTTGGTCAAGGCTCGGTCACAAGTGTTACAACACTGTAACAAAGGTAACGAATAGGCTTGTCAAGTAATATAATGTTACAGAGGTGTAATGAATGTTGATTTGACACACATATTGTGTGTCAGACTCGAAAGCCTACTAGATGAGGTGTGTCAAATCACGAATTGTTACACAAGGCTGTCACATACATCACGCGTTTGTTCACCTTATGTCTTGGGCGTGGAGGTGTCAAGCCGAAAGTTTATGACCGGACATACGTGGGCTTTTAGAGCCCGCCCACGGCGCGCATATGGCCAGTGTGCCATGTCAACGCCTTGTCACAATTTGTCAACTCACGGTATGTTACACGTTGTAGCTATTGTTGATGTGGACATGGTTTATGGACTCGCACGTAAAAGTTGTACACATGGCTCGGGATGCGCGCACAAGGGTCATCACACGTTGTTACAGTGGGTTGTTTATGTGGTCAAAAGGTTGTATACCATATGAATGGAACCCGGACGGGGACGCGCCAAGGGCATGGGGCTCGCGGCTTGCTCTTTGACATTGTTGGGAATTGCTTGACGCGATAGGACTCTTGGTCCGATGATTGGCGCACATAATGTAATCCATGAATATATGGGAGCCATGTGATGGCAAAACTTAACACGACCGAATTTGTAAAGAACCTTGAAGCCATGGCGATTGCGATGACCGCACAAGGTCACGAAACATCGGTCAAGCCGATTGATTATCCGGCGATAACAGTCACCGGGTGGTTAATTTATGGCGCGCGGCGTTGGTATCAAGATCACGTCAATTCGGTTGCCTTGGGCCACCGTACCAATAACGAAAAGTTTTCGGGAGTCGATTTGTTCAATGCCCGGGACAAAATGGCAAAGGCCGGTGAATGGGGCTCGCGCGGTACGGGTTCCGGCCTTGATCCGCAAATTGTCCAAATGCTTAATGGCAAATTGTCCAAATCCGTTGACGGATGGTCGAAGTTAAAAATCGGCAAGCAAACCGAAGCAAGAGTTGACTTGTGGGCCACATTCGACGAGTCCAAGAAAGCGAAATGGAACGCCAAGGCCACCGTGATTAAGGCAATCAAAGCGAAAGCAAGCGCGGAAATTAAGGCTTTGGACGATAAGGACGTTCCAGTCGACTTGGACGATTAAGGAAATTGACGGGGCGGTAATAATGCCGCCCCGCACTCTCACAAGGGTAAATATGATGAATACCGATGAAGTTGATTTTCGCCTTGATAGCGAAACACGCCACGCAATTCTTGCGGCTCTTGATGCCGGAATGCGATTACAAGAAAATCCGCGCAAGTTTCGAGTTATGGGATTTAGAAAAATCCAAGCGGCAATTCGAATCGTGACCACAAACATTGCAATTCAGCGAGCACACGAAAATTTCGAAAATGCAATGACCACATGGAGACACCAAATTTGAAAAATCGCCCCCAGCTTCGGTTGGGGGCTTTTTCATGTCTCCGGGATTTTTCCAAATCCCATGACTCGAGTTGGGTTAAGGCTGGGATTTCTTCCAAATCCCATAACTCGAGTACAAAAAGTGGCGCGACTCGTTATATTTTAACCACTCGAGGTGGTTAAAACCACACCAACAACTCGGGTTTGACCTGAGCCATACCGGGAATTTACATTGTTAACCGCTAATGTGCTATAATGACTCGCGCTAATTAACGCTAGTCCGGCTAAATTCCAAATTTTCCGACCGTAAGGGGTGGAGCCATACGCCATCTTCAAGATAGTACCCATACTTCCCCCTGTATCCCGTCCCACGTTCCGTCAGTCTTGTTGTTTTTTCTTTAGTAAGTAAATTTTTTTTTTTTACCAACTGGTCAAAGACTCCCCCACCCCAGAACCTTCCCCGACACATACGGTCGGAATTTTTCCGATTTAGCCGAACTAGCGTTATCTAGCGGGAGGCTATATAGCACATTAGCGCTTCGGATTCAAAGCAGGGCTTATGGTGTTGACGGCGTTGAGTGAAAAAAAAGCATTAATCGCCTTGACACCGTTGATTTTTTGTGCAAGAATGTGGTGGGTGGGTGCGCCCGACGACGCGCGCACTCGCCGTTGGTTTTTATGGGCCAAACTGGCAACCGTGAAACCGTAAGGGAGAGAAAAATGAAACCGAAACGCACGCTGTACGTCGAACAAATTGGTGACAGTCACCCCTTGTGGACTTTTGGTGATCTTACGTATCTGGTCGTCCGTGCCATCAACACTACTTATCCGCAGATTGGCGACGTACTGACCGAATATATGGTCAACCATGAGATACAACAGGGCATGAGTGTCCATATCAAGGCGGCACATGACAAAACGTAAGGGAGAGAAAAATGAAGACCATAAAAGTGGAACAGGATGGGCCGGACTTTTACCTGATCGGCAACGACGGCGAAGTTGTTGAGTTCGTCACCGTCCCCGAAGAATACGAACTGCACGGCGACTATGATATGGCTGGTGCCGAATTGGCGCGCGTCTGGTTTGAAGAAGTTGCCGCGCCACAACTAGGCATCGACCCACAATTTCAGGAGTCCCCAACATGACACTTATTGCCATATATCACTCAAAGAAAGAACTCAAAGCCGCAGTGGGAAAGCCGCTTCAATTCATTGAGACAAGCTTTTTCGGCCCCGAATATCAGACCGATGGATTGTTGCATGTAGCCAACCGGCCACACATCACGCACATTGGCCGGGAATTTTTCGCGCAGGTTACTATGGCGGGCGGATTGATTAAGGAAGTAACGTGATGACCTACTGCCCACACCCTTACATCCCCGTAATTACGAGAAGTGTCGGCGAATTTCCGGTCCACAACTGGCCGGAACAAGACGACATTGAACTGCCCGACGAAGAAATTCTTTGGGCTCAAGCGCCGCGTGGAATTCGACTGGCGCGTTATGAAGTGAGGAATATACGATGAATATCCAATCTATTTTTAATGCGGCTTATTGTGGGATCGTCGCTCAGGGCGGCCCGGCGTTCAGACTTGACCCAGACGGTGAAAGAAGGTGCCTTTACCGAGACAAGAAGCGCAACCGTAAGTGTGCGGCTGGTCACATCTTGCCCAACAGAAGCTACCGCAAGAAGTATGAAACCCAGTCGGCGGAACAGATTCGCTGGTTCAAGGACAATCTTACAGAATTTGAAATGGCATTCTTAGGCGGGATTCAAGATGCGCATGATAATGCTGTTCATCGCGCAACCGATGGCAGAGTTCGGGCCGATGATGTTGACCAGGTGTTCCTTAAAATTTGGAAGGCAGATATGGTAAATTTTGCCGACGGTCACCAGATACTTATTCCTTGTTGCGAGACATAGACGAAACAGGCTTCGGCCTGTCGCGCGGTGGTTGGTATCCCGCGCCTGATGAGTCATACCATACATGGAGTAAGTAAGATGAAAAATATATATAAGGAAGCGTTGGAGTCAAGTCTTGACAAAGATATTAATGAAGCGTTGGAGTCAAGTCTTAACGCTGATGAAATGTCGGACGTTGTAAACACTGACCTTCAAAGGGCCATTGATGCTATTAAAAGTATCATGGAACATCAGGCGGAACATATTCGTCCGTGGGAGGCCGCGCAAGTATCGGCTCTTGCATTTGAGTATGCCGCGCTGTCGGTTCAAGCGAATGGGCCGGAGATGATGCAAACGGAGGTTGCAAAGGTTTACGCTTCATACTGTGAAAATACCTACACTGATATATTACCGGGTCAGGGCTTTACAAGTGAATTTGTCGAAGGATTGCCGGATGTGGTGAAAGCAGACATTCTTTTGCAAATGCCGATCGTTGACTGTGTTGGTCACTCCGACCCCGGCGCGGCAGTCGAACGGCATTTTGCCCTTGATGTTGCGAAACATCTTGGCCCCGAATGGGCTCAAGCGTGGTATCATTTCACAGTCTTTATGACGAAGGTGGCATAATACATCATGGAACAGGCCCGGTGCCAATATGTAATCAGGCATCGGGCCTTTTCTTCCCCAGCCGGGGATTACAATAGAATCTCGAACTTGAGGAGGAAATAGTATGACGGACAGACATAACTCAAACCGGCAAAAGCTGTTGAGATGGCTCAAAGCCGGCGCTCCGCACGTCACCTTTAACATGCAGATAACCATAATGGACGCCGGCTCTGAAGAATATCAGTCGGAAACGGGCGATGAAGAAGACCACTGCGGAACCGCCTGTTGCTTAGCCGGTGCTGCCGCGCTTATGTCTCGCAATCAGTTAGACATGGCTGGGGTGCGGTCGCCGACTAGCGGAAGCCGTCTGAGCTTAACACCGACTCTGCCTATTTGTCCTTTGAGCCTTTACGCTTGGCCGAATGTCAGAAACGCGGCGCTACGGTTCTTGGGCCTTTCGAACGACGGCTCGTGGATAGGACACGAACTCTTCGATTGCCGCCACCATGAAAAGGCTACCCCACAACAGGCGGCAGTCGCCTTACAGAATACTATCGACGGAGTATCGCCCTGTTGGAAATCGCTGTAAATTTCCGCCCGGACAGGGCGTTTAAAAACATACAAGGAAGGACTAAATTATGGACATGATTGTAGAAGATAACTGGAAAGAGATAGTAGACACCTGTGACGAGTGGGTAAAGGAGGCAAATGTTTTTCTGGGGTATGATACCCTTACATTTGAATATTGCCAAATGTCTAAGACAGGACCAATAGTTACCAGATTTTGGTGTGTCGATGACTTTCAGTCGGGTATCGCCTACTCGTGCAGGTGTCAGCATGGGTTTTTGGAGCTTTCTTATCCTCCAACCCTTGACGATTTGAAGAACCGCGAACAGCGCGAACTCCACGTTTTGCTAGGTCAACAGGGCGAAAGCGTTGCCATTGCGGAAGAGCTGGTGTCTGCGTCAGGCCGCGCATTTGTAAAGAAGCTGATCGCGGAACGGGCTAAGTACGCACAGCTGGTTGATTTCGGGGGGACTGAAATTGACCCCGACAAGGCAATCCCACACGACTCCTAGAGGTATAACGCAGAAAGGCGAAACAATGTCTATCACGAGAATTTCATTAAACTACAAACAGAAAAGAACCGTCGAGGACTATATACTCACAGTGTTATCGGCATCCCAACTCGATGAGACGTTATTTATCTATGACCACGGATTCGATGATGCTGTGGTTGCGGATAAGGTAGATTTTCCTTGTACCAGTGCCAGTGTCAAACGAATACGGTTAGCCATGTTTGGCCCGCTGGTGTTGCCAGAGAAAGCGCCCCCTAAAAAGCCAATTCTAACTGAGCAAGTGCAGGCACTAGCTAAGAGGGTGACCGTTCTGGAAAAAGTTATGGCTGTTGATCCCCGAAATTGGTCATAACTCTGCTGGAGGATATGCCAGATGAAACTACTATTAGACTTGCTAGGTGATGCTGTGGGAGTAGTGTGCATCGCACTTATGGTGTGGGTGATGCTGGTAGCAGCGCACGCAGTCGGATAAGTTGGGCGATGACGTCTAAGTAACTTGTGGGGAGGGCTGGCTGGCAAAAGCAAAACCCTCCCCGCTTTTTCTAGCCAATCAGAAGGAAAGTGTATGACTCAAAGACCAATCGCCTCTTTTGGCGACATTAAGCCAATTATGCAGAAGGCAGTAGAGACAGACGGACTCCGATACCGCGTTTCCTCGTGGGGAAAGGCTGTAAATTTCCGCCAGCGCTGTTACACATATCGGTCTCGTCTCCGCAGGCTGGCCGAAAAGAGGATGGGAGAGGTGCCCGGAATGGAGCCATCCATCCCAGAGGACTCTATAACTATCCGTATCGAGGACATGGATGGATTTAATTGGTCCTCGAAGAGGCCGCCGCTCAGTAACCGGGCGGAAAACTACGACGTTGTTCTGGCGCATCGCGCGATAGACGGCCAAACGCTTACTCTCTCCGGCGAGCCCGTTGAGGTAGGCGAAGCTGTGGTAAATAACAAGGAAGGGGAGCTAGAGCTTGAATAATCTTTTATTAGCCCTACTAATGGCGGCTATAATAAGCGGAGTGTTTTACGGGGGATTGATCATTGTCGGAAGTATCTTCTAGCAATTCGGAAATGACCGAGGAGGAACAGCTTTTTGGCTCGCTAAAATACGTAGCCGAATCTTTCAGCTTCGTTCCATTCGGGGATATGATACTTATAGGCGCAGATAGAACATTTCTAATCTCAGTACCGATTGCAGAAGTCGGAGAGTGGGTTAGGAAGGCGTATGTGAAAGCGGAGGAGAGGCATTTTAACATACTAGCAGAGGAAGAAGAAAATATGAAGATTGCAGAGTTAGGAGGGTTTGAACTATGATGACTCGAAAGGACTACGTATTTATCAGCGCCGTGATTAAGGAACAGGTTCGAATTGCGGATGGTAATGTTACCAGAAGGGGGGCGCTTTTCTTACTGACAGAGGCTTTTGCAGACAACCTTAGTAGGCAGAGTGCGAGATTTAAACGGCGCCTTTTTATGGAGGCCAGTGGCTTTCCAGAGGATAAAACATGAGGGAGTAGAATAATGCTGAACAAAGATACGTGTGTGAGCTGTAAGTTTTTTAAGTTGGGCGATATTAACACAACTGGCCTCTGCATTCGCTATCCGCCACAGATTTTGGCGGTGCCCGGAACCCTTGCCGGCCAGCTGCAAATAAAGCCCTTCTTTCCGCTGATGGATATATCTCAGTGGTGTGGAGAGTTTATAGTCAAACCAGAACAGATAAACTGAGGAGGATTAGCCTTATGTCTTTTACTCTTACCGCTGAGCAAGAAGAAATTATCTCGCACGTTACAACAAGTACCGACAACCTCCTTATCAACGCCCGCGCGGGCTCGGCCAAAACTACGACGTTAATCCAGATTGCTGAGGCCCTTCCCGCCGACACAATTCTTTCTCTCGCCTTTAATAAGAAGATCAAGGAGGAGATGAAGCTGAGAATGCCATCAAATGTTACCTCAATGACACTAAATGGCATCGGCTACAACGCATGGAGACGCTTTCTCAAAAAGCCAGTTCGCTTCTTTGGCGGCAAGACCTACGTTGCCCTGAAGGCTGAGATCGAGAAGCTTGATAAGAGGGAGGCAGATGAAGCCTGGAGGCGCTTTTCAGAAACTATGAAGGGCGTTGCCAAAAGTAAGCAGGTTGGCTATATACCGGAGGCTAGTGCTATGGTCCGGCCGCTAGTCGATGAGGATGAATTTTACGACCACCAACTCGAGTATGAGGCGACTGAGCTTCAGCGAGCGTTGATAAATCGAATTGCCACAAAGAGCTGGCGGGAAATGATGAGCGGGACGCTGGATTTTGATGATATGCTCCTCGGTCCTGCGCTGGTCGGTGTCGCCTTCGACTACTATGATACTGTTCTTATTGATGAGGCTCAAGATTTATCCTACATCAATCACATTCTGCTGAAGAAAATTATACGAAAAAGGACTCGAGTTGTGGCAGTAGGTGATCGTCACCAGGCTATATATGGCTTTCGCGGAGCTGAGACATCATCTATGCCAATGCTGAGGAAGATGTTTGATATGAAGCTGTTGACACTGACAATTAGCTTCCGATGCTCAAAAGCGGTTACGGAAAATGCCCGCTGGCGCGCGCCCGACATGCGCTGGCCGGAGTGGGCGAAGGCCGGCCTTGTGCTTCACTCTGGCACTTGGGGCTCAGATGATATTCCTGACGGTACGGCTATAATTTGCCGCAACAACGCACCGCTTTTCTCCCTTGCCATAACGCTGCTCCGCGAGGGCCGCTACCCTGAGCTGGCCGGGCGCGACATTATCAAGACTGTTGTGAATAAGATGAAGAAGCTGGGGAAAAAGTCTATGTCAGCTGAGCATACGCTTATCGGCATCGACGCCTGGCTCTCTGCGGAGAAGCTCTACCACCGAGATCATAAGATGCTCGAGGACCAAGCAGCTTGTATGCGAATTTTTGTCCTTGAGACGGCAAATCTTGGTGAGGCAATGGTATTTGCTGAAGCCCTGACGCAGCAGACAGGTCGAATTTACCTAATGACAGGACACAAGGCGAAGGGGCTGGAGTTTGAAAAGGTACTATTTCTTGACCCGCAGCTCTGCTCGAAGGAGGGCCAAGACCCAAATATAAAATATGTCATTGAAACACGGGCAATAGATACGCTAGTGTATGTGAAAAGTGAAGACTATAGGATGAAGGAGAAGGAAGAAAATAACGAGTTAAAAGTATGGGCACCATCCCCATGATGTCAGCCATATTGAGTTGTTGACAATCCCGCCGCGTTATGATACACAAATATGACGTGAACACCAAACCCGCAACCAATAGGAACCCAAAATGAGCAAACAAATTTCAATTCTTGGCGTAGACTTTGATGTAGCCACGCCGTATGTAGAAGGGCATATTATTACTGCCCCGGAGGCAAAAGCGCTGAACCAAACCCGCGCCGAAAATATTGCCAACAACTGGCGGAAGAAAGTGAAGGAGGCCAACGGCGACGAAGCTGTGATCCGGGGGATTAAGAAATCTTTCGCTCAGTACGATCACGATTATGTCTTCACCCTTGCCTCTGCGGGCGGCTCCCGCTCCACCATGACTCCGCTTGAGAAAGAAAGCCGCAAGGTAGCTCGTTCTTGGCTGATCAACAAGCTGAAAGCTGCCAGTAAAACCCTCAAATCCTACACCGAGGAACATGATGCCGAATACGTGAAGGGCAAGATTGCTGAGGTTGCCGAGATTGACGCAATCCTGAAGATAGCCGCAGAAAATATTAAAGAGGCTGAGAAGCGCGCTACCAAGCAGCTTGATATTGACATTCCGGTCTAACCTCCCGGAATATTAGGCGTCGGATCTCGTTTACCTCCCAAGCTGACGATCCGACGCCTCTTTTCTTAAACTGGAGTTTAAAATGTCAGATTATCACGAAATACAGGTCGTAGGTATGCACTTTCGCGGATCAGAGGCGAAGGAGCTTGCTGCAACACTTAATCCTGGAGATGAACTTTTTCTCGAGCGAGAGGATAATAATAAATACGACCAGAACGCGATTAAGGTGATGGCCGCCGATAAGAATGGCGAGCCTACCTTCCACCTCGGCTACATAAACCGGGATAGCGCCGCTTGGATCTCCCCCGACCTTGACTCAGGGGCACGTTTCATAGCGACCGTTGAGGATGTTCGCTACGCAAATAACAATCACTATCCTTATATAACACTCACTAAAAGTGAACCAGTAACAATACCACTTACTGTAGACTAATGCCGCCGCGCGCCCATCCACCACTCATACGCTTTCTCTACGAAGCCCTCGGAACATCTGTCGGCCTTGTAGTGAAAACCGAGGACGCATCCCTTTTGCGGACGAAGCTTTATCCGCTGCGAAAAACTGACCCTGCTCTTATGTGTCTGGCTCTAGTCCTAAGTCCGACCGCACCAAAAACAGAGCTTTGGGTCGTATTGAAACCGGAGGTTGAAATTGCCGAAAGTTAAACTACAGAAACACACGATGTCTCTACGCGCAGGTGATTACCGACGCATCAGTGAGGTATTTGCGAATAAGGATCTGAAAGCGGCTAAGGTAATTCGCCTTTTAGTCAGCCAGTTCGTCAACAATATTAATGCTAAGGCAGAGGAAGCCGACTTTGAGGCAGATGGAGAAATTGATAAAGAGGTTAAACTATGACTAAACTTATAATGCGAGGCTCGAATAATGACCACTGACATATCCGAACTTTTCGCCCGCGACCCCCACACCCACACTGACGCCGATATTCGCCAGATCGTAGACACTCTACGCGAAGCTCGCTCAAAATTCATTGCTGATGGCGGTCGTCCGCGCGCATCGGCGAAGGAGCCCACAAAGACGCAGAAGGAGCTAACTCGGCTGGATTTGAATATTAAACTTTAGTAGGGAGAAAGTTTTCAATGAAGAATACCTCGTTTAAAAATAACATTCAGTGGGCTTGGGACGCAACAAGTATCGAAACGGCTATGACTTGCCCCCGGAAATACTACTACGTTATGATTGAGGGTCGGAGGCCCATAAAGAAGTCAGTTCACTTATATTTCGGCGGGCTGTATGCAAAAGCCCTTGAACACTTTTACAAATACCGTGCCCGTGGGGCGTCCATTGATGCCGCCGTGTGTCGGGTTGTCCGCGAAGCCCTTATTGCCACATGGGACGCAGATATGGGGCAACCCATGCCGTTTTCCCACGCCGCCAAAACCCGATTTTCGTTAATCCGGTCAATCGTTTGGTATTTGGCTGAATTTGCCGATGAGTCCAAGGGCGGTTTGCAAACATACATGCTGAAGAACGGAAAACCGGCTGTTGAACTCAGTTTCAGCTTCGAAATGTTAGAGGATATTGTCCTTTGCGGCCACCTTGACCGCGTAGCGACTATGGGCGACGAGAAATACGTCATGGATCAAAAGACGACAGGAGCTACACTGACTTCCTACTATTTCGACCAGTTTAAGCCTCACAATCAATTCTCACTCTACACTCTGGCCGGAAAAATCGTCCTCGACACCCCGATTAAGGGTGTAATTATCGACGCCGCGCAGGTCGCCGTGAGCTTTACCCGCTTCGAACGCAGCATAACCTACCGAACAGAAGAAGAGTTAAATGAATGGTGGGAAAGTGTCCTTACAACTATTCGACTTACACAAAGCTACACAGCGTTAGATAAATTTCCCATGAACCTGTCTGCGTGCGGGAATTATGGAGGCTGTCCGTTCCGCCATGTCTGTGCCGCCGCGCCAAAGATACGAGAGAAGATACTGGCGCATGATTTTAAGATCAAAACCTGGGATCCGATTAAGAGGAGATAGCGGATGACGGATTTCACACGGGGGCCTTGGGTCAACGACAATGGTTTGGTTAATGGTTTGCACCCGGACGGTATTACTCCGTCATTTGATATTTATGATGCTGACAATTGGCCCGGCGATGATGTTGAGGCACACGCCAACGCCAACCTGATCGCCGCAGCGCCGAATTTGTATGCCGCGCTGCTGATGGCTCGACACATGGAACACGTCCAGAGTCGCAGCTGGGAAGCCGAATTTATAGACGTTGCCCTTGCCCGAGCTGAAGGCACCGAGCATATTCAAAAACGTGAATATAATGAAGAATTTGATTTTTCGCGGAGAAACCCTAATGAAGACAGGCTCGGTGGACAGAAACACTCAACGATGGGGAAAAAATAATGCCATCACTCGATAACCACGCCTCATCCGAGTTTGTAAAGATGCTTTTTATTGGCTCGAGTGGGACAGGTAAGACCGGCGCGCTAATTTCTCTTGTCGAGGCCGGCTACAAGCTCCGCATCATCGACCTCGATAATGGTCTCGCGGCACTGAAGAACTTTATCGCGGAAAAATTCCCAGAGAAGCTAAAAACTGTTCAATATGAAACTCGCCGCGACATATATAAGGCCGGGCCTATGGGAACCCGCGTAGTGCCGCCGCCACGCGCCTATATTGAGTGTTGTAAGCTTATGGACAAGTGGACAGATGGGTCTAATCCTAGCGAGTGGGGAAAGGAATACGTTCTCGTGCTTGATAGCATGACACAGCTTGGCCGTGCCGCCTTCGAATGGGCTAAAGCACTCGACCCAATGAACAAACAACCACAGAATTGGTATCGAGAGGCCCAAAACGCAGTCTCAAACACCATCGCGGGCCTAACCTCTGAGGTTACAAAGACAAACGTAATCATAATCTCTCATGTAGATATTATAGAAGACAAGTCAGGGGTTATAAAAGGTTTCGCTTCAACTATTGGCTCAGCTCTTGGGCCTAAAATTCCAACCTACTTTGATACCTTTCTTCTTATGGAGTCTATAGGCTCTGGCAGCAATGTTCGCCGAACAATAAAGACGACTCCAACCGGCCTGATTGATGTAAAAAATCCGGCGCCCATGAGAATTGAAGCTACATACCCGCTTGAAACAGGGCTGGCTAAGATTTTTGAAAAATTAAAAGGAGAGTGATAAGAACTCTAATTCCAGCCGATATGGCTTGGATCAACCGGGGCACTGTCCCCACTTTAAGGAGACTACCTAATGGCATCACGATTTGCTGACATGCTTGACCGCAAGGCCGAAGATATTAAGGCACCGCCCGCCGTTCCACTTGGACACTACCTGTTTCAGGTGAAAAAACATCCAGACAAAGAAGAGATTAAAGCGCAAAGTGGCATTGTTTACGACCGCCTCCGCTTCCAAGCTGTAATCGTCTCGGCCCAGGAGGTTGATGAAGACGATCTTGAAGCCTTTGGTAAGGTTCAGGGCATTCCTATGCGCGTCGATTTTTGGTTCAACACCGAGGACGATAATAAGTTTGAGGGGTCAATGGACCGCCTGAAGCGCTTCCTCGTCGCCCTTGGCATTTTTGAGGACGGTATTGATCTGTCAGAGGCTCTTGCCGCGTCGCCGGGAGCGCAGTTTCTTGGCGAAGTAACGCACACCCCTGATCCGAAGGATAGTGAGCGTATCTACTCGGAGATCTCCCGCACATATGCCGTGTAACGAATAGAGCAGTTAATCTTCCCTCTAGCTGCTCTTAGGCCGAGAGTTGTTTTTCCAAGCTCAGCTCTCGGCCGCCTTTAGGATTAAACTATGCACACATTTAACCGAATTGTCTACCTCTCCGGGCCAATGAAAGATATTCCACACTACAACTACCCCCTCTTTGATTCTGTCTCAGAGCGGCTTCGAGATCACGGCCATCGAGTTTATAATCCCGCTGAGTTTCCACACGATGGCCCCCCTGAAAATTTTCCTATTCGAACAGCCTTTGCCGCGTACAGCTCTTATATCTGTCTTGAGGCAGACACAATTGTCCTTCTACCAAAATGGCAAGAGTCTCTTGGTGTTCGGGCTGAATTTGCTCTTGCAAGCATCTGCAAGCTAGATATTTTTGAATGGAGTGATATCGTTGATCTCTGCTGAATTTGAAGTTATCGACCCCGCTCGCATTATCGTCGGCGAGCGCCAGCGGTCTGAGCTAACCGACATCCAAACTCTGGCTGATAGTATTAAGCGCATCGGCTTAATTCACCCAATTGTAGTTGATCGAGACTACGTTCTCATTTCCGGGGAACGCCGACTCACTGCTGTTCTGTCGATCGGCCTTAATCCTATAACTATTCAATTTGCCGACAGCCTTGATCCGTCTACTCGCCACCTTATAGAGCTCGAGGAGAATGTTAAACGAAAGGATCTGTCGTGGAAGGATTATGTTAAGTCAGTAATTGACTATCACAATATCAGACTTGGAGCAGCTGAAGGTCAATGGGAGATTATTAACACCGCGACTGACCTTGGCATAAGTGCCCAACACACAGGAAAATGCCTACTTGTATCTTCTCTTATTGAACATGAGATGGTTGCAGACTGTGATAAGTTTTCTACCGCCTATAATGTCGCTCAAAGGATAAAGGAAAGGAGAGCCGCAAGTGCAACAAAAGAGATTGGAGAAGAGATTGGCCGAACGCTTGATACAGCAGCGGAAGGATTTGAAAGACATGAAAAGGAAGGAGATGGAGATGGAAGCAGCCATATCAGCAACGAAGATTTTATTCCTTGGGCTCGGTCTTATTCTGGGGATCGCTTCAACCTTATTCACTGTGATTTTCCTTACGGGATAGGCGTCGGGGATAAATCGGGGCAGTCGGCACGGAAGAAGACAGGTGGGTTTGAGGATACGCCAGAGGTTTATGAAAATCTGATCGAACAATTTACTGACAATTCTGAGAGGTTTATTGATCAATCAGCCCATTTAATCTTTTGGTTTCCTATGGACCGCTATCAATATACTCTTGAAACTTTGGAGGTAAATTGGCGTGTCAACCCCTATCCTCTCATCTGGCACAAATCTGATAACACAGGAATACTCCCTGATCCTAACCGGGGGCCTCGACGAACATACGAAACTGCTTTCTTTGCTTCGCGAGGTGATCGCAAAATCGTCCGTGCAGTTGCTAACAGTATTGGTGCTGTATCAACACGTGAGTTCCATACAAGCGAAAAGCCCCGCCCGGTCCTGACCCACTTTATGAGGATGCTTGTCGATGAAACAACCAGAATGTTTGATCCAACCGCCGGGAGCGGAAACGCAGTTAGAGTGGCCGCAGAACTTGGCGCAGCAACCTGTCTTGGGCTCGAGATTAACAGAGAGTTCGCGGAGGCTGCCTGTAAAAATATATTGCGGAAGTAAAACTGGCCGGATTTGATAAAAGCTTGACAGCATAAGAGCCATATGGTATCTTCGTGATACCGCCCATACCGAGGTAGCCCGATGTTTTTTACGAAGCCCGTCTCTAGGCAAATGGAGCCCAGAAAATGACCATCATCGCAATCAAAGACGGAGTGATCGTCGCCGACAGCTGGACACAAGATTACGGTGTGCTCTTAGGATCAGTACAAAAGATTGTTGCCGTACCCGAGGATCACGGCGGCGGCTTCATTGCCGGCGTTGGCACCGCCTCACACATCTACGCCGCTATCGACACGTTTCTGGAAACCGGCATAATGGAAACCGCCGAGAAGGACGGACCTGTCTTTCTGTGGTTGCGCAGCGGGGGCCAAGTGTTCCGATTTGAGGACGGCAAGGGCTGGTATTCAGTCGTAGCGGATTACCACGCCATCGGCGCAGGTTGGTCGCTGGCGATTGGCGCAATGGCATACGGCGCCAGCGCCTTTGATGCAGTTGGAATATGCTGCAAACTACACGCCAGTTGCGGCGGCAAAATTACTTATCGCAATCTATCAGGATCATTAAAATGACACAGTATAACATAATGCTGGTAGGTGAGGCTTGGGGCCAGCAAGAAGAAGAAGTCGGGGAGCCGTTTGTCGGCCCGTCAGGACAGGTGCTTAATGGAATGCTCAGTACGGCCGGAATTGACCGCAAAGCCTGCTACCTCACAAACGTATTTAACTTTCATCCAGTCGGAAATAAGCTTGACGCACTTAAATCTAATAAGGCTGAGGCTATCAAGGATTGGCCCAAGCTCGGATCTATTCATATCGACAGCAAATATCAAGTTGAGCTGGACCGCCTTCTAAGGGAGATTGAGACAATAGCCCCTAATATTATTATTGCTCTCGGTGCCACCGCGCTGTGGGCACTTTGTAAACGGTCAGGGATAAAGAAATATCGCGGCACGCCCCTTCTCACCTTTGACGGTAAGATTAAAGTTCTACCTACCTACCATCCCGCCGCCATTATGCGCCAGTGGAGCCAGCGCCCAATCGTAATCTCCGACCTCGGCAAGGCCCGCAACGAGGCCGCTTTCCCGGAACTCAGGCGGCCTGTTCGTCTCATACATTTGGAGCCAACCATAGATGACATTGCTAACTTTTACGAACGGTACATCGAGTCGGTTGACGTTGTGGTGTGCGATATTGAAACGAAACGGGGAACCATTACTGAAGTTGGATTTGCGCCAACAATCGACAGGGCTATTGTCATTCCTTTTTACTCCCGAAGGCGGCCAGGTGGCAATTATTGGCCTGACCAAAAGTCTGAGGTTGCAGCATGGAAATGGGTAGAGTATATCTGCCGGGAGAAGCGTCTCGTAGGCCAAAATTTTTCCTATGATATTCAGTGGCTCTGGTCAAAAAACCATATCGCCACACCACAGATAGAGGATGATACAATGATCCTACACCACTCTATGTATATGGAAATGGAAAAGTCGCTTGGGTTTTTGGGGTCCATCTATACCAGTGAGCCAAGTTGGAAATTCATGCGAACAGATACTGATGATTTTAAGAAGGACGCCTAAATAGAATTGCGGCCATTACGGCCTAATCGGCGCAGGCTGTCTCCTGCATCCAGAAAGGAAAGTGCCCTAAACAATCCTTGACGTACTTAGGGGAGGCTACCCAGAATTTGCCTCCCCTCTTTTAGGAGAACACCATGTCAAACGAGCTGCAAAGATACCGACAAGCTATAGCCTTTATGGAAAGAAACCAGAAGGAGGCTGAGGGGAAATTAAAGCAAATAGAGACTAAGATGGTAGAGCTAGACGCCAAACTTACCTCGGCCCAAGATAGGCTTGACAAACTTGAAAAAGAATGAGGATGTATGAAGATCTATAATACAATAAACCTCCAGCCTTCAACCTCACTCAACCCGGATGAGCGATCTTGGATTTACAACGGCCTTGACTGTTGTGTGACGCTTGAAATTCAACAGCGGCTACGGGCCGATCTCGCTCTAGAGCCTGATAATGTTAAAGAAACCTACGCCACAGCTATGCGGAAGCTGGCTCCTGTTAATTATATGTGTCTTAAAGGGCTACGTATTGACGCCGCCGCCAGAAGCCGATCTGTGACAGAGTACAAAATCGAACTTGGCCGTCTGAACCAAAATTTTGACCGCATAATGAATGCTGCCGTAGACTACACTATAAACTGGCGTTCACACGTTCAGGTCAAGCGTCTATTTTATGAAACTTTTGAGCTGAAGAAAATTAGAAAGCGTGACTCAAAAGGCTTTTTCTCCCCCACCGCCAACAATGACGCCCTCGAGCGGCTATGTTTTTATCACTACCCACAGGTTTTTGCACGCTACATACTGGCTATGAGAAACCTTGGTAAGAAGATAAGCTTTCTCGAAACAGCATTTGACCCAGACGGACGGATGCGGACCTCGCTTAATATAAGTGGGACAGATACAGGCCGGTTTTCTAGCCGCTTCTCTGCTTTCGGTACTGGAAACAATTTACAGAATGTAGAAGAGCGCCTACGTCGCGTTTTTGTCGCCGACCCAGGCTACATCTTCGTAAACGTAGATCTTGCGCAGGCCGATGCTCGAAATGTTGGCGCACGAATTTGGGAGAGCTTCTACGACAGTCACGGCGCTGAGGTTGCCGGAAAATACCTCGACACATGTGAAAGCAGCGACCTGCATACTCGAGTTTGTTCCATGGCTTGGCAGGAGCTAGACTGGCCGGACCCGTGGGATGATAAGAAAGCAAAAGAGGTTGCAGAGGCTCTGGCCTACCGCCACTACACCTACCGCTTTATGGCAAAGAAACTCGGTCACGGCACGAATTACTACGGCCAGCCTCCAACTATGTCTCTGCACACAAAAATTGATGAGCTTACAATTCAAAACTTCCAATCCCGCTACTTCAAAGCCTTCCCCCTCATCCCTAAATGGCACGCTTGGGTATTTGAGCAGCTTAAAACAACCGGCCAGATAACAACCCTCTTTGGCCGACGCCGCTTTTTCTTCGACAGGTATAAAGACCCCCGGACTCTTCGAAAAGCAATCGCCTATGAGCCTCAATCTATGACCGGAGAGTTCCTTGATCGAGGTTGGCTGCAGCTTTGGGACAGTATGCCCGAGGTACAGCTACTTCTTCCCGTTCATGACTCAATTCTATTTCAAGTACCTTATGAGGCGGTTAATGAACTTGTGCCAAAAGCTCTGGAGTTGCTTAAAGTAACCCTTACGCTAAAGGCAGGTCGTAAATACAGCATCCCTCTTGAGGCAAAAACGGGCTTTAATTGGGGAGACGCTAAGAAAAATGTAAAAACCGGTCTCTGGGAGAATGAAAATGGGCTCAAAGATTGGTCAGGTAAAGAAACTCGCAATGCCCCAAAAGTCAAAACAAGACTCGCACACTACCTATCCTAGTTGGATAGAGGACTTTATTAAATTAACAGAAAACATAAACTCACCTAAAATCTTCCGCAGGTGGGCTGGCATTATGACAATCTCGGGCGCGCTTGAGCGTAAGGTCTGGGTAAGGACTAAGGGCAGCCGGCTGTTCCCAAACATGTACGTCTTTCTCGTTGCCAATCCCGGCGTCGGAAAGACCGATCTCACTTGGCGAGTCCGTGAAATGTGGGAGGAGCAGCTTAAGGATCACTATGTCGCCAGCACCTCAGTTACAAAAGCCGCCCTCATTGATGAACTAGCCGCAGCAGAAAGAAAAGTGGTACGAATGCTTGAGGTACCGCCTGTAGTAACTTTCAATTCTCTCCTTCTCTCAGTAGATGAGCTTGGCGTCCTTCTTCCGGCCTATGATACAGAATTCCTCAACACTTTAACACATCTATACGATTGCCGCGTCTATACTGAAACAAGGAGGACGAGTATAGTAAAAGAGGTTAAGATTAAAGATCCTCATCTAACCTTTCTAGCCGCCTGTACCCCCGGCTTTTTACGTGAAACTTTGCCCCCAAGCGCCTGGGATCAGGGCTTCCTATCTCGCGTCATATTTATATACAGTGGTGAGGGCAAGCCAAAATCGCTATTCACAGAGATTAAGGAAAATGAGAAGCTCGAAAAAGTCCTGCTTAGCCGGCTTGAGGTTATAAGCAGGCTTTATGGCAAATTCACATTCACATCTGAGGCTAAAGAATTTATCGACTATTGGCATATGAATGGTCAATTACCTAAACCAGAACATCCTCGCCTCTCCCACTATAACATTCGGCGCACGGCCCATCTGCTTAAACTATCACAGATCATTTCAGTAAGCGTAAGCGACCGTCTCGTTATTGAAAAAGCCCACGCCCAGCAGGCTCTTGATTGGCTTGTAGATGCCGAATTTTATATGGGCGACATATTTAAGGCTATGCGGACGGGCGGCGACAGCCAGATTATTGAAGAAACCTACCACCACATTTACACGCTCTATATGAAGGACAGGAAGCCTGTAGCCGAAAATCGCATAATTCTATTTCTCCAGATGCGAACACCTGCACATAATATAGTTAGGATTATTGAAATTATGGAACGGGCTAAGATGATACGACAAAGCATTGAGAAGGGTGTCGGACTTAGCTATACACCTTTAAGCAGCGGCTAATTTATAGACTCAGCCATACTTCCTTTCGGGGGCACAATCTGACACCAAGCTTGATAATGAACTACCAATTCACCATCCATTCTCTTTAAAATTTTAGGTGCTTTATCTTTAAGCTCTGCGGCACATAGCATTAGAGGAGCTGAAGGTACATTGCTTACCCCAGTGATGCAACTTACCTCTAGGCCTAAGTTGTAACCACAGATAATAACCATGAATACATATAATTTCATTTATTTTCTCCTAAAATATTTTTCCACTGGGCGGCCAAGGAAATAGAAGGTGATAATTGTCATTTCAACATACCACATATTATCGCTGAGTGGGTCCGTAACTCCCCAGCCAAGAACTGCATCCCAGACGACCAGCTTAAAATTGTAGATAACAAATGGCGCAGCAAAGAAGGGACGTATCCAGCGCGTTGCCTTATATTTTGTCTCCTCGAGGAGGATGTCGCGGCGGCCCTCAAGGACTATAAGCCGCTCGGCATGGATAAGCATGTCTTCTTCACTCTCTGAGGCAATTTTAGCCATCTTAACCTCAGCAATCTGCTGCCCAATTTGCTCAAGAGGGTTGATTAAGCCGAGAAGAAGCTGTAGCATTATAAATTCCACAGGAATGAGAATGTCTCTTGTGCAACCGCCCACATATAACCAACAAGGACGGCAGCAAGCCCAATCCAAAATTTCATGCTGAAGGGTTTGAACCTACCCCACTCAGTCTGCACGCCTTTCGACTTCAGAATACGGCCGACGATGAAGATAGCGGCTACAGCGAAGATAATTGTGCCGATGATAGAATTTTCCATTACAGTCCTCATAGTGTTACTCCAAAGATCAGTTTGATTAGGGTTAGTATCAGTTTCAGGATTGGATTGACTGCGTCCTCTGGCGCTCTGGCAATGTTGTCGCCGGAGTAGCCCTGCGTAAGCTCCTGGCCTCTAGCCATTTCTGTACCCCGCTTGACAACACCGTTGACTCGAGAGGTCCAACCATTCTTAAACCGCTTCCAATGGCGGAGAGAGCGCATAAATTTCAGTCTGTTTGAGCAGATCGTCGTGATAAGAATTACAGTGTCGTCATCTTCCTTCAAAGCGGCCAGTGTATTATTACCCATAACACCATCAACAGTAAGACCGGCCTTACTTCGAGAATTGAGCACCCTCTGGAGTTCCTTAACCGCTCTTGCCGGGCCGGAATTTACGGAATAATCAGCCAAGCAATAGTCAAGACCGGGTGGTAGCCTATTAAACCATACAGGATTAAAGTACTGCTCAACAAAAATCCTATCTGCCTCCTTTCTCGTAATTAACTTAATGGAGCTTTGCTCTCGCCCATTATTCTGTTGCCACGAGTGCCACACCCGCTCAGTAATACCCCTGTTTGTTGGCCCGCCGGGGTCTTTAGGATCATTAACATACCCACCTTCGGATAGGCTAAGCCATTTCAGTACTTGCGTAGAGTTATTTCTCATTGTACGCTTATCTTAGGTATTCGTTTTCGTTCATGGTCAGGCTTCTAAGGATTCTATTCTAGCCAGCGCCTCTTGCAGTGCCGCGACCAACAACGGGACGATTTTTG